TAAAATCCCCTTCTGTTAACTTATTTATATCTGCTGATTTTCTTAAAACCTGAGTTCCATTTAAAAAAACATCTTTTAATGCTGCAATATTATATTTATCTGTACCTTGAGTAAGACCAGCTTCTAATGGTGATTTAAATCCAGCTATTTCACCTTCTGATAGAACATCTATAAGATCATTAGATTGTTTACTAGATAATATTGAATCTGTTGTAGTTTTTATGCCATCAACATTACCTTCTGTTATGCTTTCTTTATTTTGTTTTATGAAGGTAGCATTACCAGAAGTAGAAACAGATGTACTGCTTTGAACAACAAATTGTGTTGATGAAATAACAGAAATCACAGATACATTTTCTGATGTGGCTGAACCAGAAATAATGTTTAAATCAATAACATCGCCTACAGATAATGTTTCTTGAGCACTATGAGTAATAGTAATATTATTACCTGATTGAGTATATGTTATATCTAAAGGAGGATTTTCTTTATAAAAGCTAACCACTTCTGCGGAAACGGTGGCTGAACTTGAACGAGTGACAGTAAAAGAAGAGCTTGAGATAACAGAAGCTACTGCTAATTGTTCTCTAACATTATTAGTTCCAACATCAAAAATTAAATTTAAAACATCACCTACAGCAATAGGTTGATCACCCACTTCAACTATTGTTGCGGTTGTACCTGTCTGACTATAACTTCCTGTTTCAACTTTAACTCCTTCTATTTCAACTAATTTTCCTTTTGCATCAAATACAATATCATCACCTAAAGCATTGATACCAGAAGCTCTTAAGTACGAATCTAACTGTTGATCTGTTTTATCACCAAAATAATGTTGAGTAAAAGCAGGGCTTACGTCTTCAAATAAATCATCAGGTAAAGAGCTTGACATTAAACAGAAACCTCAATTTGGTCTGTATCAATTCCATTTGATACATTTACACTGCCAACAAAAATTTCACCATAAACAAGAGGTAATGCAACACCAGCACGACTTACGTTTGTGACCCCACTAAAGGCAAAGTTAACAGTGGCATCTTCTGGTTCTAAAGATGACATCGGCTTTGGTTTTGGTGTTAGATAATTTGTGACATCTTGAAGTATTAAGCCAATACCAAGATTTACAGCTATTGATTGTAAAAAAGTTCTAGCTAAAAATGTTTTTCCTGCTCCAAATAAAGCAGAACCTAGCAAAGCAAAAAAGAAACCACCTTCAACAACAGGTATTATTTTTATCTCATCTTTTATTGGATTTAATAAATCATTTTCTGTAGCATTATATCCACCCATATCCACTCGATAATATTTGTCCATCATGTATGTTTCCAACTCTGGATGATTACAACGCAGAAAACGCATCACCTCTATAGGATTATTAACTTCTGCCTTCTGTTCTTTCCATCCTACAAAGTCTGCCAAATCTCCATATAGTTTTACTGTCTTAAGCATGGATCTCTCTGTAATGTTTCTATTTTATCTGTTGGCTTAAATTTAAACCATCTTTTTGTCTTTAGTCCAATAATATACCAAGTTCTATTGGATCGTTTACAACTTATAACATCTGCCTCACTTGGATGCTCAGTACCAATCGGATGAGAATGTATAACAGCATGGATTCTTCCATATTTATCTTCAGTATCAGCCCAATCCAAAGGGTCTAACAAGAACTGTAAATCATTATGTAAAGCAAGATTTTTACAAGGAATATATACATCTTCATTTAAATAATTAACAAGGAGTCCACAAGATTCTCTAGG